ATGAGTATTCCACCCTCGCGCGCTGTGCCCAAACCCTTGATAGCCTCATAGATAGCTGGGTCTACAGCATAGGATTTCTTCACTCCATCCTCGAATACATTGACGGTGTTCTCACCTTTTACAATTGGATTCTCTGTGAGAACCTCGATGACTTCAGCCGGAAGATCTTTGAAGTATTCGACAGGAAGACCCTTATCTTTAATAGATTTAAGCAGCTCTTCCTTGGACTTCTTAGGTGTAGTGACTTCTTCAAACAAGCCCTGTGCCGCAGTTCCTTTCGCATCTTTTGCAAGCTTGCGCATCACACCATTTCGCTCGCTCATCGCAACTATCAAGGCTGAGTTATTGTAAGCTGTTTGAATAGGATCGAGTATGTCATAGCCAGACTCCACATTTGTACGCGCTTTCACTGCATCTTTGGGTTCCATTCCACCTGTAGTTCCAAGTCCAGCTCTATTCGAACCTTCTACTACTCTATAAAGCGGAGCGTACATCTCGTGAGAGTTAACCATCTGATCATATGACTTTTGAGAGATCAATTGTGCATCGCGGGCGAAGGCTAGATTATCCTTCATGTACTCAGTAAATTCATTCCCAAACTCTTTGAACTGCGGGAATTGTCTCTCCGCCTGTCTCATTGCTGCGACATCCTGAATATACTTTGCTGAATCAGTCTTTCCTTGCTTACGAAGATCTTCTGACCGCGTACGCGCTGCTAAGTAAGCGGACGCGTCTTCGTAGTTATCGATCACAGGTTCAACTATTTCAGACAAGCTCTTCCCTGTCTTCTCGTTACGCCTTCCATCTTCAGAGTATTTAAACCTTCCTTCAGTTGTATATGTAACAGCCGCTTCCGCAGCGCCGGCATATACTTCCGCATACTGTTCAGCTTGAGGGGAAATCTTCCGGATAGGAGCGAGTTTGCTTAAGAAGTTTCTCTCAAGAGATTCCTTGTTGAAGATCTCGCCAATTTTCTTCTTAAACCATTGAAGCGGGGAATCTGGCCTATCAAACTTAATCTGCGATTTAACGAGGTCTAGTGGCGTCGCGTTCTTCTGCCAATCAGCATATTCAGTGCTTGCCTTCTGTAATTCTTTAGCGCTCTGGGGGAACGCCTTACTCCACACATTCTCCATGTACTGCGCAACTTGTGGAAAAAGCTCACGTGCCTTGTTAGGATTCTTAACATATAGCTCTGTAAAATCCTTGAAAGCATTCTCTACAGTCGCCGTATTCCTTACGCGATCTCTTGTAGTACACGACGTCATACGCACCTCAAATCTATGCCCATTTCTTTTAGATCCGCAGTCATCGCTTCGACAAACTTACGGCGTCCGGAACTCTTCTCAATTTTATCCAACACATTCTCGGCGATGGAATCCGCGCTCTTCTGCACGCGCTCTACGTAGTCCGCGTTCCCCTTAGTCTTCGCAATCTCATCGGTAGATTCTTTGATGGTCTTCTTGGATCGTTTCTTCTGCGCAGACTTTAGCTCTTTAACATCTTGCTCCGCGCGCGCGATGTCACGCCTGATAAGATCCTTTACGGCGCGTGGTTCTTTGGCTTGGAGGGATTCATTCAGTCTTTTGTAAAGCTGCTTTACATTGGACTCTTTCTCTTGAATCGCGGAAGTTAGACGCTGTTCTAATGGCTGACGCATTTGTTTTTCAGTCTCATAAAACTTGTTAGCCTTCTCCTGGACTTTCTCTTGCTTGCGCTTTAAGCCCTCGATGCGACCGCGGATTTTCCCTGCGAGTTCGGCTTGTTTTTGAAGAGCTTTTTCTTTTTCTTTTATTTCTTGAAGGTGGGCTTTGTTAGCTACTTTTTTTAATGGTTCAATTCTCTCTCGAAGTTTGTCCTTGAATAGATCTAATTTAGCTCTTCCTTTTTTAATAGAATCTGTACGAGTTTTTAGATCTTGTCTTAGTTCTTCGATGAATTTTTGATCCTCGGCATTCTTTTTTTCTTCACGAGAAATCCTTTCTTTTTTAGCTTTTTCACTTAATTCCCTAATCTTCTTTTCGCGAATCCCTTGTTCGGTATACCTCTTTTCCTTTTCTCGCAATTCTCGCTCATGAGCAGCTTTAGCTTCTTTTGTCTGGAGGATTTTATTTTTAGCTTGTTCTTCTTGAACTCTCTTTAATTCCTTGAGATCCTTTTCCGCGCGACTCTTTAATTCTTTATGCTCTGCGGCAGTTAAAGCTTCTTGTTTAACTTTTAACTCTTTGATCCTTTGCTCTAGATCTTTGCGTAATTCCTCAGCAAATTTAGTGTCTTTTTCCGTCCTCTCCTGTAACTCTTTAGCCTCTATCTCTTTAATACCTTTCTCTATGCGCGCGAGCTCTTTGCGTTCCGGCTCAGCTTCCGCAATACGGCGCAGTCCACGCTCGAATTTCTGTGATAGGTTTAATTTTTCCGGCTGTTCGGGAGTTTCAGAAGGAGTTTTTTTTGGTTTAACCTCGAATAATTCCTCTTCCGTAGCCTCAGATAATTTCTTCGGGCGTTCTTTTCCAATCCTTTCAGCTTCAGCCTTCTGCTCAGGAGTAATAGGTGTTTCCAAGTGCTTAGGGTTGTATTCCAAAAGTAATTGTTCTGGTGGTTTGCCAGTTTCTTGGTGTTTCTTGAACATCCCCCGGATAGCTTTATCACCGAGTTTGAATCCACCGAGTGTAATCAGGTTATCCCGGAAGTCCTCAAAGGAAAGCTCTCCATGCCCAATCGCTGCACCGCCAACAGTGAAAGCTCCGGCTTCCAAGATCTGTTCGGCTGCTTGCTTTGAAAGTGGAGTGCGCAGTAGCTTGTTGACAGCCGAGTTGTTAAGCGCAGCGCCGAATAGAGGTTCGGCCATCTTAAGGGCTGACCCAAGCACAGCGGATTTACCGGACTGTACAGCGACATCCTTCCAGTCATCGAAGCTGAGAGTCGTGTCACCGCGTTTGATAGCCTGAAGGTAGTTGTTGTATATAGTCTTGACGGCGGTATCATAAGCGAATCCCGCGCCCGCGCCAACTACCGGCCCACCAATTGCAGTTCCAGTAACCAATCCTGTACCGAAAACTGGAAAGCTGGCAGCCATGTTAACGAGAGTTTCTACCCCATCACGCAGCCAGTTAGGGTTCTCTTCTTTGTATTCTTCGGCAGCTTGTTGCTCTTCAAGAGACAACCCTTGGCCGAGCAAGATTCCGGATGACGAACCGCGAAGACCGCGCTCTATGAGATTGGGTGTTTCGGGCCCCTCATAGCGTGAGATGTCCTCTAATACCGGCTGATTCTCAGAACGTTGCGTGGGAAGATCTACGTGTTGCCTCGGTTTAGGCCGTTTGATCATTTCTTACCTCTGTATTCTCTATTTCTGCGGGCAAGTTCTTTTACTAAGGAACCCACAATTTCAGCCGGATCGTCAGTATAAGTTTGAAAGAAATCTAATACCTCTAACTGCTCTTCATCGGGGACGTTATCGAATTCAATGGTGTCTAATACGTATTCCATTGCCTTCTCTTCATCCACACCAAGCTTTTCTTGCACCACCCCTAACAGTCGGTTGTATCCAAAGGCATAATCTCCGTATTCCATTAACTTAATAAAGTCATCGACTTCTTTCTGATTTCTCTTTTGAAGGTAATCTTTAATCTCCAGTTCCTTAATCTCTTCTTTGGACGGCTTAATCGTTCTCCCGGTGATCTCTTCCTCGGCTCTTCTTTTGGCTTTTAGAGATGCTTCCCCAGAATCTACATACATTCTAGTAAGAGCTTTCTTCTTTTTAGGCTTAGGTTCATCACGATGAGTATCAAGATATTGACGCGCCTTAGCATCTACATCTTCGGCAGTAGCCTTTGGGCGACCGCCAGTTTGCTGTTGAGGAGCTTGAGGAGCTTCCATAGGTGCAGCTTCGGCTACCTGTTCCTCTTCTTTATCGAAAAATCCTGGAGGAGCATGTTTTTTCAACTCACCACTTAAATTTGCATATGCGTCATCCTTTTGCTGTTGAAGTCTTTCGATAACTTTAGGATCGCCGAGTCCTTGGCTTTTTGATAGGTAAGTATTCAACGCCTTGGATGCTTCGCGGTACTTTTCTCCATGATACTTATCGATGAATCCTAGCTTCTGCTCGTAGTCGGCTTTCGTCACATTCCTCTCGTATTGATCGAGCTTCATCTTAATGTCGGCATTCTCAATAGCTTGATCTCTTTCGCGCTTACGGCGTTCCGGGCTTAGTCCTTCCGCTTGCTCAATGAGTTTAAGCTTCTTAAGAGGATCTTCTTCATCGCGATAGCCGCTCTTCTTAATAATATCTTCTTCCCTTCGGCTAGTATCGTTGCGTTCGAGAGTTTCGGTAAACGATTTGCCAAAATTACTCCACGTCTCGTTTGGTGTTGGAGATAGATCTAAAACTCTTGGGCTTGGCATGTTATGCTCCCGGAAATAATTGGTTAGCTGTGTACTTACCGGCAGCGCCACTCGCTCCTCGCAAGAATCCACTGAATGGATCTTCATTTGGCTTTTGATAGTCAAATGTTGTCATACCAAGAGCATTGTTAACCGCATTAGATCTTCGGTCGTTAACACTGTTTTCTTGATTGAATAGGTAGTCTGTCATCTTCGCATTGAGATCATTCTGCGTCATCCTGCCACCGCGCTCAAGAGCTTGAGCTGCATATGAACTATTACCAAGACCTTTGCTCCGGAACGCGCCTGTGATCGATGGAACGACGTTCTCCTGATAATTCTCGTAAGCCGGACGCGCGACGTTCTGCTGGAAGTTCTGCGTAGCCTTCTGAGGATCAAACTTATAGAGATCCGCTAAGGGGCCTTCGCCGTTAATTCCGGCGTTGTAGTCCTTCCATAGCTTTTTCTGATTCTTATCCATAGTGGAGCGTTTCTTAGCTTTCTTGTTGCCAAAGATAGAACTCCCGATAGTTGCTGCCCCTAAGACAAGTGGCGCCCATGCTACCATAATTAACTCCTAAGTAATTTGCTTCCACGTGACGGAATTTGTTGTAGAGCGCGATGTCATGATCCACGCTGTATTACTCTTTTGATTTACCCATAAATCTCCGATGTCCAGGCCTGCATTTATAGGATCGCTTGCAGGAGGATCGAAGTCGGAAACCATCCGGGTGGACTTCGTATTAACCGCGACGCTTATGGAAAAGTAAGAGTCATTAAGTTGATTGTATAAAGTCTGATTGATGTTTTTAAGCTCGCTTCCCCAGTTGAATCGCCTTGATAATCTAGACATTACACAAGTCTCCCGGTTGGAAGGAATCCTGGCATGATCGCGTGAATCTGCACTTTCGCACCTGCTTGGTTATTGTAGGCTAAAAACTGAACGAAGCGCGCTGTCTGATTGATCCACACCTTGCACCACTTCTTAACACCGTTTTCCTGATCGTGGCTCGTAAGGTTAATTGTGAAAAAGTTCTCGTTGATCGATTCGATAGAGATGGGATACTGAATGTCATTCGTGAAAACACCCACGCGCATGATCGCATCAGTCGGTGTTCCATCTACATTCGTGAGCGCACATCCGGATGTCGTTACATAGAAATAGCACCATCCGCAGCGGACTTTTCTGTCAGAATTAACAAATGGATTAAGCTTCTTAGTAGAGGAAATGAACTCTATGACTTTCGACGCTTCGCCAGAATTCGCTGTGTAAGCTGAGAATGTGAACGTATTCGGGGTGTCGATATTCATTTGGAAGCTATAAGAGCTAATCACCTGAGTAATCTGTCCTTGCTTACCATTGAGCTCTACTGCGCCTTGAATGCCAGTAAGATAGATTATATCACCAACCTGAAAGTCTTGGAAGTCTGTCACCAATGTAACCACATCGCTCAGCGTTCCGGAAAGGCTCCATATGCGCACCGGATAGTCTTCGCTCTGCGCTTCATTAAGGGAAACAATCTCACCATGATGTCCACCACCGATTCCAATAGGTGTTGCCTTCTGGAATATGAAGCTATCCCATGTGCTGTAACGCACAGCCATCTCTTCCCATGAGTCAAAGATGATCAAGTCATCCCATGTAACGCTACTGGTTAAGAAGAAGTTCCCCATGCAGCTAAGCGGAATGCGGTAGATTGAATAATTATCCTCTTCATAGTTTGTGATTAGAATTCGATCACTTTGATTAACATCTTCAGCTTGAGGACTTGTAGCTGTGACGCTTGGGTAGATCAGATAATGATCACGATCTTCATCTACTTTTCCGGCATTACAAAGATTAAAGAAATTAAGATCTATGTCTTCAAAAGTAAATCTAGGTATCTTATTATCAGTCCTATCCACGCTATACCCATCACACCCGATGTAACCCCTAGCAGAAAGACCTACAGTATCGTTGAGGTAAGAAATCGTACCATATTGAGCACCTGTTCCACGTGATCCATCCAACTTTTTGAGTTCGAAAGGAACTGCATCGTTGCCGGTATACTTCATCACCCAAGTGGAATTCTCTGTGAAGATTATTAAGTCATCACGGTTAAAATCCGCGCTATTAATGAAACTATCATCGCTAATATCAATAAGACCTGCCCCGGAGATAAACACTTCGTCTCCTCCAGGATTTTGGGCTTGAATAGCGAAGGTGTCTCCAAACTCTCCGGTTCCGGAGATGAGAATTCTTTTCCCATAAGTTTTACCTCCGATGCGAGGAGCTAATATAATCAAACGATCTTGCATTTGAAATATATGCAGCGCTGTTTCAATTGGATCAGTTAATGGAGTGTAGTCGATTGTGATTGTTTGACCAGCAGTAAGTGCGCTGTCAAAGGTGACTGTGATTGCACCTGTAAGATAATCAATTGTCCCTGAACCATTACTAGTGGCATCAAATGCTCCAAACCCATTGTCAGTAAGTGTCTTACCATCAGTGGTTTCTTTTATAATAACGGAGCCGGGAAGCACAGGAACAGGAGTCGCCCACGAATAAGGGCCAGCACTTATGGTAGTTGGAGTAAAAAATGTGGCTGCAAGTATTGGTGTTCCGGCAACTGTAAAAACTGGATAAGATGTTACAACATTACCATCGTATTGCTGAATCGCGTCAGAATTGTTAACAAATAATAATCGTTGTTGGCTACTAGGGGAATCGTAGTTTGTCCATGTAAAGAAGTTGGCGTTCGTTCCAGTAAATAAATATCCAGGGCTTATGTCGTCTAATCTATTAGTGATTATGTTGTATCTATTAACATATTTAGTGTCGGCGACGATTAACTCTTTTATATCTAGAGAAGTGTAGTAAGTCATCACGCCCATTACCGGAAGCCCTTGATGAACGTCTATCTGTAGAGTGACAAGATTCCCGGTAGCAGGAGCGACTGTGAATGTGACAGACTGTGGAGTGGCAAGGTAGGTATTGTAGTTTATAACACTATTTATTGTGCCGTCCGATCCAGATAGAGTTCCACCAAGTCCATTATCTTGAATGATTTGCACTTGAACAGGAGGATCTGCTGTTGTGTTCTCTTCAGCTCGGAATCCACCTCGGCGAAGCGCTTGTATGGGATTTGGAGAAAGTAAGATAGAGGGAATATCAAAAGTAAATTCGGTAATTATATCATCCGGCGTTTCATTGGAGTCAATACTCACCGTATGAACCATCCGGGATTCAGTGTATGGCGACCCACCGCGTTCCCCATCAGCAAATTGATCAAAGCCATCGCGCTTTTGCCATACACCTCTGTAGACGTAGCCATCCAGCAAGACATCCTGCGCGTCTGTTGGCAGTAGCCAGGGCTGACGTTCTCTGTCATAGCCGGTCGCGAAGTTGCTAATCAGAAACGGCTGATAACTCATAAGTACCTATAGAGAATGCGGAAGGTCACTAATCTTGTAGGGCCAACTGGAAATGAAGCATAAAGACTTGCAGGATCAAGAGTTCCATTGGAATAAACTGCTAATCCGGTGTTTGGGGCGACAAATAAAGCTAATGCAGGATTCGGACTTTCAGCTGAAGCCCCACACACGCCTGCGGATTTCACATAAAAAGCCTTCCCTGAAATTAACCCTGTAATATTTGTGCCAGTAGCCGGAACGTACCACCAGATTTCCCCATAAGTATTGTCGGGAGGTGTTACAAAGATTGTAGCTCCGTTACCTACAGATACTGCGTCTCTGTGAATCTCATTAAATCCTAACATAGATGTCATTACTCCATCCGACGGCTGCCTAAACCAAGGAATGCTATCTCCATAGACATCTTGCTGTTCCCATGTAATAGGATTAGTTCCGGACGTCGGAGCATTGATTGTCGGATCAGTAGCAGCCGGATCTATTGCACCGGAGCCTTGATCTATCCAGTGGACTGTCTTGTGGAAACCATCATTGGCAGCCGGAGAAAGATTAAATTGATGGTCAGCACCGATCATTGTCTGAAGACGCGCCATGTTATCCCTGTTCTCTTGAGGGAATAAAGCCGGCGACTCGGCGTTGGCAGGTTTTGCTGGATTAAAGCTCATGTATCACCATTGTGGGGCTGTGCGACAGGTTATAAATTGTTGCCATGTAACGGCTTGAACAAGTCCTCGGTACTTCTTAAACACCGGCATTACTTCGTTGTAGCGATCCATCTCGCCATAGTCGGAGAAGATATCAAGTGAGGTTCCGTAGGCGAGGTAACGATAGAGGTAGTCAAAGGGAATATTCCCATTCTCAGGCAGCGTCAACTCGTACTTATATGCCTGAATCTTAATGTAATATAGCTGGTCTGGGGGACCACGAAATGTGAGCTCGTTATTAAAATAGAGCACATCGGTTGGCCGTTGAGGAGTAAACTGCTCATAATTTGGCCACTTGTAGTAGAATTGCGCAGGATCTTGATACCAGAATAGTGACCAGCTATTAGGGTAAATAGGATCGGGTTGTGTGGGCCCGGAGCAGTAAGCTGGATCGGAAATAGTTGTATATCCAAGCGCTTGTAAATCAACCGGAAGAGGGTTTAGTGTGGTGGTGTCAATCGAGAACTCCCACCACGTATAATTCTTAAACAGCCGGACATCGATGCTCGATTGATTTACAATGAACTCATTGAGATACTCAAGCATGCGCGTGTCAGTAAAGAGTGGATCGCTAGCGTCCACTCTCCCTGTCGTATTGCGCAGAATTTCTATAACTCTTGCGGTCGTAACCATTAGTAATCCTCTACTCTCTGTAATGAGAATCGCGCGCGCTCGCCAACTTGTTTGGTTTCAGTGATGTTCTCTCCACCATTTTCGACTTTCACTTCTCCAAAGATGGGAACAGCAAGCTTGTTAAGAAACTTAACAACTGGTTTGGGTAAGTCGTATGTTTGTCCAGGTTTCAACTGCCCACGCCAATCAATATCTTTATTTCTTATCCATGTCTTGAGCACGTTCTCTGGTTGATCAAAACGCTGAAATTTGACCTTTACCTTCTCGTGGTACGATTCATCGGGAACCTTGATAGGATACACAGGTTGTGCGTGTTTATCGAACTGGCGGGCCTTTCTAAGCGCAATGCGCGCATGTCTATTCCATGTATCAAAATCCTCTAAGGTTTTGATCTCAAAACTATCAAAATCGAAAGCGTTTTCAGTCGGGACAGACTGATCAGTAGAAATATTTTTAATTTGTGGCTTCATAATCTCCTTGAGTTAATCCCCTGCTCGAAAGCAGGGGTGATTGTTTAAGCGACGCCGATGTTGAAATAGGAGTTGAACTTCGATGCTACGAAGTAGATGATGTCGTTATTGTTACCCATGACGGCAGTGCCAAGGGTTAATGCGTACACTGGTTGTGAATTAACAATGCCTAGGCTTGGACCTTCAAGAGTGGCTTGACCACCTGAAGTGTAAGTACCTAGGTTGTTAACCGGAACGCCGTATACATCGTAAAGTGATGCAGTTGTAGAGCTTAGAACATTAACGACGTATTCGTAGTTGTTAAGGATCGAACCTACTGCTCCATTTAATTGAGTGATGATAATGCGTGTACTTCCGGATACCCAACCAGCAGTTGACGGAACAGTGATAATGCAAGGAATCCCAGCCGCAGTTGTGCTGACGCCAGTAATCGCTTGCTGTTCAGCAACAAACCCGGAAGGTGTGTTGTTGATAGTTACACCATTAGTTGCCTCAAGAGTAGAGGTTAGAGTAGTAGTCCCGCGGTTGATAATAAGACCATTACCGGATGGAAAATTTCTAAACCACACACCCTGAAGATTGTTCGTATCTGTGCCGAACTTGGTGTAGTTATACCACTCAAGTTTATCGGCCTGCCATGGAAGCACTAAGTTGTAAGCCGCTCCAGCAGACTGTAAATAGCCTCCGAAGGTGTTAGTCACCTGTGAAAACTCTCGTGTACCTGCATAAAGCAGGTTTGAATTATAAACTGTTGCTGTCATAACACCTCCTTATCGTGTGCAGCGCATGTTGATGACCCAGCTATCGTCAAGAATGACCGCACCTAGACGGCCTTTCCAACCCATAGTTTGTCTTTGGTTCAACGGATCCTGTCCAGCACCTAAAGGCTTGATTATCATCTCCATAGACTGATCATCTATGGTAATGCGACCATAAGCATTAGCTGCGAAAAGGAAGTTAGAGTACACGGCAGGAGACACTGTTGTGTCTTTATACGCTTGAGATGTCTTGACAAGGCGAACCTCATCACATGATCCGAACTCGGATTCAAGCACACTCATTTGTCGGGGATAATCGGCTGTAGGGAGAAAATTAGACAGGTTCTTGAAGTCAGTTCTCAGGTCTGTGTGGATGATCATCCAATAGGCTGCCCATACTGGCGCTGTACCGAATGCATTGACCCCTTCTATATTCGGGGACATTTTTTTGCCATTGTTACCTTCTAGGTAATCCACAGCAAGTTCTAAGTCTGTAGTCGTGGGCTCAGTTATCGCATTTCCATTGACTCCGTTTAGGCAGTCGATTTGCGAACTTGTGGCCTGTAACATATTACGAATTATTTTATCGTAGGTAGAATGCATGTTCTGCGCGAGCATGTCTGCGACTTCATTTGCGGTTTGATCCTGGACAGTGACTATAATGTCATCTGACAGTTCGACTATTTTTCCGTATTGACTTACAACCGCGGTTATGTCAAACTTGGTAACTTGCTCTGCACTTGGGGTTACACCTTCAGTTAACGGAGTCAAACTATCAGCTAAGTTATCAAAACGACGGAAGATCGCATTCTTTGAGTTCTTCTGCGGTATCCTACGCTCTTGGGCAAAGTACCCGTGGACGTAGTATGGCATGTGTCTATCCAGAAGGATATTATCGAAAAACAGATTGACCTCTGGGTCAACTGTAGTCGTGGTAGTTGTTCCTGCAACCATATATGGGCACTCCTATTAGAGTTCCCCTCGCATAACCTTTTGTCTATATTCTCTAAATGCGGGTGTTCCTTGAATGCTTTTAAGGTAAGCGCTATTGCTTGTAGGCGCAGCCTTTGCCACCGTGATAGGTGAGCCGGGCTTATTAGCATTAGCGACAATCTTTGCGCCTTCATTTCCTGTTGCATAGTTCTTTTTAGTTTCTACTAGGTGTTGATAGTCTTCTACAATCTCAGCCGCGCGTGCATACCGGTTTTCCGAAGATTTAATCGAATCGGCTAGCCAGGGCTTTTTTTCTAAAATTTGATCTAAATACTTTTTTACTTGAGCCATTGCCTTAGGGTTCATGTCTTTATAAACTTCTTCGCGGATCTCACGTTTAGTAAGTGCTTGCTGTGACTTGAATTCCTTCATGTCCAACAGGCGTTCCGGATCTTCGTCCTCTTCTAAAACTTGCGCTTCATTCTCAGACTTCATCCTTTCTATGTAATCCGCGTATAGTCTATTCTGTGCTTCAAGATCTTGACGCTTACGGCGTTCCGCTTGAAGTGCAGTAAGTGGAACCTGTTTCGGTTCACTTGAGACTTCTTCTTCAGCTACATCGATACTTTCCTCGGAGACAGGCTGTTCGATGATTTCTGACTCTTCTTGTTCTTCCATTTTCAACTCCCGTTAGTGTAAACTGCCGAGCTCCGGCAGAGAGATAAGAGCGCCATTCTTGCTGGCGACGCAGATAGTTTTTCCCAATGTAGGGAAGTGCAACATGTCCCCCGGGTACATCACCCAGAGCAATGTCTTAACGCCTCGTCTGTTGTCTACCTCATAGACGAAGCTTTCTCGCACCAATCCCGGCTTCTCATCGCAAGCCTCAAGGAAAGGTTTGACTATTTGTTTTCTTCCGATTTTTTCTTTACTAGCCTTGCCCAAAATCCAGTATAGATCTTTTGAAGAGTTTGCATTTAAGATTCTCTCCATAAGTACGTTGAAGTGGTCAGTGACTCCTCCCAGTGCTTCCTTGTGCAAGCGCTCTTTCTCTTGGGCAGGTAGTATTAGCATCCGGACTGTCCTCTTAAGTTTTCTTTCATTGCTTGCTTTCTGATTTCACTTTGCATTTTCTGCATGTCGGCATTCTGCCCACCGTAACCAGACGCACTAGGAATGCTCGAACCTTTTCGAGGTACTGATAAGGGATTAGACTTATGGCCATACTCGCCATATGCCGCACGTCCCGCGTTCCCTTTTGGAGGGCTATAGCCTGTTTCATTGCCATACCCTTGCATGTATTCCATGCCTTTACCTTTCATAAATCCTCCTATTCGGATTTAAGTTGTTTTGCTTTCTGCATGTCTCTGTCGAGCTGCTTTTCTATACGTGCCTCGTGCGCGATCTGTAGTTCTTTAGCTACATTGATCACATCCATAAAGGATTTCCTGTCGAGGTCTTGAATCTCCTTGGCCGTCTTCGCGTTATCAAGGAGTGCTTTCGCATAATTCTGTTCGCCTTCTGAAATACGTTCTTTTGCCAAACCGATGTCGGCAAGAACGCGGGCACGCCTTTCTTCTGCAAGTGCAAGGTTCTCTTCTGTCTGAGAAATAGCCAGGCGTCGAGAGATTGCTTCGTCTTCCTGCTCTTGCTCTGCTGCTTGTTCTTGCATCTGTTGTTGTTTCGCCAAGATCTCGCGCAACTTGGTGCTTCCTTGAATCGGAGCTGCTTCTAGCACGGCATCCCAAGGGATTGGCGCACCAAGTTCGAGAAGTTGGAGGAGTTGGTAGTAGTAAGCTTCGCGCTGTGTAGGCGTCTTAACTGCCTGCTTAATAGCGCAATCGTATTCTTGAAATTCTCCGGAGAAGAATTGCTCAGTAGGCTCTCTTCCCGTCATCCGGAAAATCTTACCAGGCGTGAAGTTCTTTTGAATTGCTTCAAGGACTAAGCGCCCTACTTGCTTTTTGGTATATTCATAATTATCGAAAAGGCCGCGATTGCCTTTAAGGCCGTTTGAAGTGCGAACCTCGGCGAGCTTTCCCGATACCTGAGAGTCTCCAACGCTAGATAGACCCAGTAATTCTTCACTGGCTCCGGGGATCTCCATAATGTTTTTGTCCATGATGTCTTGGTATTGCAAGTATCCTGGAGGGATTTGGGGAGGGAGGATTTCTCTGAGATCTGAGTTAACATCATAACCTTCATTTACAACTACTTGACGACCTGCACCGGCTTGCATAAGCATCTGAGGATCAAGTACAGCACCATTCTTACTAATCCATCCGGTATTAATTACGGATTCCATTAAATCGATTATCTGCGAGTGACGTCTGTTATATTGGCGTTGTGCATCAACTATACAGCGGACTATGCCCTGTATCTTCAACTCGTACGTGTCGATTAACGGTTCAAAATATCCTAGCATTAAAGCGAAAGGGAACGTCGATACGTTTGTAGGGTCAGCACCTTCGTAGAGCAATCTACCTCCAACAATAACGCTGTATTGTACTGTCAGCTTATGGGAGTTAATCAACTGTAAGTGTGGAGTTTCAATAAGAGCTTCTTTAAGGTATTTCTCTTCTTTCCGCGTCCCGTTCCACTCAGTAGTAACACCTGTTTCAGTATCCACTAAGTACTTCTGCTCCACATTCTTACGAACCCAGTACTCGTCATAGGTGAGAAGATTCTTAGCGATGTACGTGGAATTGTATTGCCTGTAAATACCGAGATATTGATACTTGTTATCTCTGATCCCTGTAGGAATGTTATCGATGACTTCCGGATCAATAAAAGGAAGTAAAGCCTTTACCTGTTCTCTCGAAAGCAATTGACGCGTTGATGCTTGGTCGCAATCTCCGAGATCCCTTCGTGTATAGTAGGGATCAAGCATCAGCGCGTTAAATGGTCGCCAGAAGAATTTGATGTCTCCGCAGACTTTATCCTTGGAGTAGTCCATGTAGATGCCTATGATGGCCAACCCAGTCTTAAGCATATGCTCGAAAGCTTCCGAACATATGTAATCGAAGTCGCCCTTTTCATAGACTTGGTACATAACATCGGACAGTAGATCAGCAGTTTCTACATCGGCATCTTCCACCGGCGTGCAAACGGTAGCCATGCGATTCTCGCGCTCATATCCGGAATACAGGTTAACGACACGACGGATCTTATTAAGCTCAAGAACCATCCTGTTTTGTTTAAGGAGTTTCTGCTTTTCAAGGTTAGTCCAGTTATCCCCCGCGTACGCGCGAAGATCACGGTATTGAGCAGCATAGAGGACACCCCATGTGCGCCATGCATCATAGTAAAACTGTTGCCACTTGAATAGTGTGCCTCCACCTTGGTAGGTAGATTGGCCGGTGTATGTCATGAGTGAACTTGATAATGGTTACAAATATTCCCGGCGAAGTTGCGCCCAAAGCTCTGCACTCATTCCCGCTCCATTTGTCAGTTTTGCGATTGATTCAGCCGCGTAAATCAATGCTTTCGTTCCATGTGAAGCCCAGTTGTGAAGGGACTTATCCCTATAGCATCCCATCTTATCGTTCCATTCCTTCCGGAACGCCTCGACTGCGCGTATGCCTCCTGCGCACCTGTGTTGATCGAAAAACATGCGGTTCAATGTGCTTCTGAGGCACTCAATACCGAACTGCTCATTTTGATCACGCGCAAGGACATCGATCTTAAGACCTGCTTCAATGAAGTAGTCCGCGTAGCATTTGCCGGAACCTTTCTCTCTAGCTTTAGCATCATGAGGCAAGATGTGCCTGTCAATGACGTATGGTCTTGTCTTTAACCACTTTATATAATGCGCAGCACTTTCATCGCAACTTTCGTAGTAATCGATACAATGTATCTCCTTACCCACGAGTTGATAGATCCAGATTGCGCAATTATCGCCAATACCGATATCGGCAGCGCTGTACGTCTTTGCATGCTCGGATGGAGGTAGATGACATATGCGATGCTCTTGACGCGCTAAGGACATGTTCTTTGCAAAATAGAAGCCTTCATGCGCAGACTCGAATGCTTCCTCGGGAGTACTTGGGTACTCGCGTTTCATGTACTCGCCTTGCGTGAGCGACTTCTTGTAGTACCATGCCTTTTGACCGTCAGTAAGTTCTATGCCTTTAGATTGAAGATCTTTGAAGTAAAGCTCCATGTCTTTCGGGATGATAACATCCTTAGGATCTATGGAATATTCCGGATGTTGCCACCAGGAGAAAAACCATAGCTTCCAGTCAAGATTTCCCAGCGGTGTACCGAGATCTTTAATTTCTTGAGCGCGTTTACATAGTTCAAAAAAGTGTCCCTCTCTTCCGCGAGCTGTCGACTCAATACAGATAAACTGTCCTGCTTGAACAGCATTGAGCGCACCGGAAATAATCTCGTTAGCTTTAGAAGGGTTTTCCTGACAAATCTTGGCAAACTCGGTGATATGTAAGAGTTGGAGAGTTCCACCTCGCAAACTCGTCGCAACCCTAAATACCGAACCGTTCTGGAAACGCATTTCATGTACGTTATCCCGGTGCGCAGGGCAGAGATCTCTAACGAACTGAGGCAAGTTGTCATAAGCGAATTTAACCTTATCAATGAATATCTCACGAGCAATAGGCTTGCTATCAGCTACAATAGCGGCATTCACGTTATTGTTCCATAAGCATGCATCTAGAAATAAAAGTGCATGGAATGTGCTTACGCCAAGTTGGCGAGCCTTAAGGACAATATTTAAGTAGTGAGGCTTAAGAAGAGCATCCTGCGCCCAGTTAGGCTGGAAGTTAACTACTTGACCATTCTTATCTTTGATCTTGTAGAGATGAGCTAGGCGCCATCGTTTGTCGCCTAAGTTAGCAAGTACTTGTTCTTGTGTCAGTTCAGTCATATCCTAAGATTAATGACTAAATAAAATACTTTACAAGTTTTACGGAGGAGGGGGTGGTGCGGGATTCTGTATATACAGATTAGGGCCGGTAAGAGTCATCTGCGGATTGCCATCGCCTGTGAATGGTGTATAGTCTCTTCCATCGATGTAGTTGCCGTTTGCGTCCACTAGAATGAAGGTGTTCGTAGTGGGCAACGCGACGTAGTACAGGTTGTTGTTGAGCTGCTCCATACCTGTAGCATTTGCGAAAGGGAACTCCTGAAACTGCGTACACCGGAGCGCGTAACCCGGAAGAAAACCGTGATCATCTATCGTGACCACAATAGGTAAAGTGTTAGTGATGCTAGTAGGAGTATGATGCTCATTAGTAAAATGTGAGGGGCTGCTGTCATATCCATCGCCATCGCGAACTAATGCCATGTTAACCTTTATTGTACGCTTTTTTGATCGCTCTCCACAGATTCTTCGGCGCGTGCGGATAGTTCTCCACAAAGCTCTTCCTTAACCTTTTCGCTACAGTCTTTCTCATATTCAGCCTTAAGTAAATAGTTGTTTAAAAAGAATTCAGATTGACGGATCTGCTTTATCTTCAGGTGTAGAATGGTTGTATTGAGTTCCTGAACACATTTCGATATTTCAATGAAGTGCTTACGTGGCACAAACATTTGATTCAACACACACATGAATGCGATCCCGAAGCACAGTCCATAAAAAATAATCATTCCTATCTCCATTTTAATAGCGGGAGTGGGAGTCGAACCCACTGAAATAAGGTTATGAGCCTAGTTAGCCTCCAAGGCTTCCCGCGGTATTGTCAGAAAAGGGTTCGAACCTCTAACCGCATGAACCAAAGTCATGTGCTCTACCAATTGAGCTATCTGACAAAAAAGTCCCCTAACAGTGCGAAAAACTTCGCAATAAAACGCACCATAAGGGACAAATTTCCTGAGCTAGCATGCCAAGATGCCCTTTGACTGAATCGAACAGCCATCTTCTCTTTACAAGAGAGTTGCTCTACCATTAAACTAAAAGGGCTAAAGATAGTTTTTTCCCGGGCTACGGCTAGGTAACACTATCAAACTATGTCTGACCCTAGCAGGAGTCGAACCTACGTTCTCGGATTGAAAACCCGATGTTCTAACCATTAAACTATAGAGCCATAACACCCGACTGGACTCGAACCAGTGCGCTCTTGCATGATTTCGTCGATGCAAGCGATCTACCAACTGAACTACGGATGTAAAGAGTGGCTCTTTTTAACGTGGTAGCCTCCACGGATGTATATAAGCCGTACATCAACGCAAATAAGTGCCTAGGAATTGCACCTAGTACTGCCATCACTAGCGAACAGCCGGCTTTCTGTCTGCCCCGCACTCAAATGTATAATAGTGTAGAGAGATTTTTACTTCTACTCTTCTTTTCCTAATTGTTTGAGACGTTGCTCAATATATTCAATTCGATCTTTTGCGATCTCACGATCGTCATATGATTTAGAAAAGCACTTCATCCACTCTACCAATTTAGACAATCGCCATTCATAATCCTCATCGATATCTTCTAATTCTTTAAGATGATATTCTTTCTCTCTTTTCAGATTGCCAACTAGCTCTTCAACACACACATCCAAAACTTCTTTCGTTTCTTTCAATTCTTTTTCGCACATAAAACCCTCCCTGTTAAGTAAATCCAAGATAATCTCACGAGTGATTAACGTAAACACTTTTTTAGAATGTTTGCATTGTTTTGAAGATATCCGGATGATGGGTGTACATAACTGGAGATAAACATGAAAGACTTTTTGAGACTAATGATATGCGAACTTGTAAGTGCGCCTGAGAATGTAGTAGTTAATGAAATGGTTGGTCAAAACACAACCATGTTTGAGGTGTCATGCAATAAAGGTGACGTAGGTAAGATCATCGGTAAAGGTGGCAAGACCATTGAATGCATCCGGCACATCATGATAGCCGTCGCATCCAAGTCCGGAACGCGGATTAACATTGAGATCCTTGAATAGCTAATCTTTATATGGGTCATATTCTCTTATTACGGCAGTGAGGATCAAAATTTCTAGCGTCATTATACGGCTTGCGCTTTTCCTTGCCGGATTTAATCGCTTTTTCGAGACTCATCGCGCTTCCATGTACTTTCTAGTCTATAAACGTTAATCCACTTAAGCTCTTTATTTGCTTCGTGTGTATCTTTTATTTTCTGTGGAATTCTGGAATCCAAAAAATCTATAAGTTTTTGATTTATTTGATACCCAACAGGATAAGATGCAAACATATATGTGCTCCAACCACTTACGCCGTATAAGATAATTACATCTCGCGCTGAATCATCTTGAAGAATTTTCATAATACAATCCTAATTGGTTTATTCACAGGTTCATACTCTTCATCCATATGCGCAGCGTTGATGCAGATAGTATCCGGTTTGTCAGAGAAATTATGTTTTAAAGTCATTTGACCGTAGCCACCATGAATATGCCCAAACACATGCAGCTTGGGCTTCACGCGCTCAACAGCCTTGCGCAGCTCTTCGCACCCGCAGTGTTCACCATAACGGTTAGTATCGAGTATTCCCCAAGGAGGACCATGAGTGACAAGGATATCTATGTCATCCGGAATTAAATCCCACTTAGCTTTAATAGCCTCACCACGATCGAGCATGAAGTGCCAGTTGTAGAACGTTGGTGTCCACGGTGATCCCCAGATTTTTAAGCCTTCGTATTCTTCCATCGAGTCTTGAAGATAACAGCCTACAGAAAAGTATCTCCTAGAGACTTTTTCTCTTTGAAGAAATCCATCGTGGTTGCCGGCAATGATAATCTTCTTGGGATAATTCTGTTTCATCAACCAATCATTGAAGTTGTGATATTCCTGTAACATATCAGCCCCAGTCAAATCTCCGGCAACGATAAGAAGATCTCCTCCATGTAAAGCGGGTTTACATCCATGAAGGTCGGATATGCAATCGATTATCATTTTTCTCTCCAATAAATCACAAAAGGAATTCTCTTTTTGTGAATGAAGTGCCAAGGCATTAATTCCACATCATTCATAATCTCTTTCCTGAATCGACATTTAATCGGGCGAGAGAAACCTTTTGCAAAACATTTGTAAAATCCATTTTTATCAGGGATATGATCATCTACATGAATCCACTTAGTAGCTTGAGCTCTAACTTTTCCCATTCAACTTCCTATTCCTTTCTTAGTCCAATTCCAATAACCATAAATGTGGAAGCCTAGACTAACCAGACATCCTCCAGTTTGCACGATAAGGCCCATACAAGCGTTCCGCGTAGCCCAATAGCAGATACATATACCCCACAGCACAAAACACGCACGGCGACCCCTTACATTGAGCCAGCGTCCGAGTTTGCCTAGAATGGTGAAGGCAAGATCAGTCAGCTCGCCCATCTAACACCCTTGCGATTACATTCGCAATCTATCGCATGTTCACCACATCTATCGCATTCACCGCTCATTATGCCCTCGGAATTATCAAAATGTTATCCTTCACCCAACAGTATTCCCAGAAAGTCATGTCCGGATAGTGCTGCTTCACGAAGCCGTACTTGGTAGTGAGTACAAGTATGCTAATTATGCACAAAAGTATGATAAAAATTGTATAGAAAATTAGTTTCAATGTTTATTTCCTTGAGTTATGATTTCTTATGAACCGATTGT